ACAATAATGAGAGGCAAGATGCCTGACTTTATTACTGAAATGCTAGATAAAAAAGCAACAGAAATGTTAACAGATGAAAAATTATCAAAAGAGTTTGATCATTCAGGTAACTTAGCAGGTAATGTTAAACAAGAAGTGCGTTATCCTCAAGACTGGATGAACACAGAAGAGTTTATGCCAATGGTTCAACTAATGGGTGAGATGGTTAAAAATTATATTTCTATACCACCAGCAAGTGAAACTATTTCACCTGATTATGTAGGTAAGATGGTCATTGAATCGATGTGGTGCGTGAGCCAGTGGGCGGGAGACTTTAATCCTTTTCATATACACGAGGGTCAATTATCTGGTGTGTGTTATCTACGAGTGCCACCAAGTCTACCTGATGAGTATGCAAAAGAAGATCACTACCCAACTGTAGGCGATATTACTTGGTTCAATGGTCAAGCGGCAACGTTTAGTGGACATAAACATCAAGAGTCACCAAAGGTTGGTGATATATTTTTGTTTCCAAATTGGTTAGCACACGGCGTATATCCATTTAGAACACCAAATGAAGAGAGAAGATCGGTATCTTTCAACTTACATTTAATTAAAAAAGACGAACCGCAGCCTCTAGAAAACTAATGCAACATATAGCAGCAACTGAATTTGTTATGTATGTCGATAATTTTTTAGACAATGCTACACTAAAATCTCTTCAAGATACTTTAGTTAATTTAAAATACGAAGAGGTAAAAAATCCCGAAGGTCAAATATACGGTCTTCGTCATACTTTTAATAAAAGTTTTCACGAAGATCCTTTATTAAAATTAATTAAAAAATATTTTTTTCCTCATAGAAATTTAATTCCCTTGTCAGTTAGCGCGCATATTAGAGATAATAGTAAAGAACCCTTGTTTCATATTGATGATGATAAAGGTAATGTTGCCAACTTTCTTCTTCATGTTAAAGGAGAACCTCTTTTAAATAACGGAACTGGTTTTTTAAAAAACAATCAATTAGCAACTCACATTGGTTTTATTGAAAATAGAGCTTTATTTTTTAATGGCAGTAAAATTTGGCATAGCGATTTACAAGCATTGGGGGATAGTTCAAAAAGATACACATTAAATATCTTTTATAAAGATGAATAAAGATACAGAGTTTGTCATGTGTGTTGATGATTTTTTGTCCGCACAATATCTTTTTTTGTTACAAGATGAATTAATTGAAATAACAGAATATGAAAGCGCTGTAGATCCACTAAAAAACATTTTTGGTTGGAGATACCATTATAATTATTTTTCTTTTAACGAAAAACATCCAGATCTTCTAGATAATATAAAAAATTTTTTCTTTCCCAACAGAGATTTAGTTCCCATGCAAATAAGTGCGAACATAAGAGCTCAAAATAGTGTAGCAGAGGATAGTAAACCTTTGTTTCACAGAGATACTTATGGTGACAATGTTGCTAATTTTATGCTCTATGTGAAAGGTGAACCTTTAATTAACAACGGCACAGGTTTTTTACATGATAATAAATTATCTACTCATATAGGTTTTGTAGAAAATAGGGCTTTATTTTTTAACGGATTGCAGTTGGATCACGGTGATTTACAAGCATTAGGTGACAGCTCAATAAGATATACTTTAAATATTTTTTATAAGGAGCAGCGATGAATATAAATAAAGTGCCAATGGTCCGTGTAACATGGCTCGATGCTCGTGATACAGAGACAGGATGGCTGGATATAAAAGAAGTTATGGATGCTCCGTTGGCCGTGTGCCAAGAAGTAGGGTGGATGGTACATAATGGTCCTGAAAAAATAATTATTATGCGTTCTTACAGTAAAGACAAAGAAGATATATCAGGCGGCGGTGCTATCGCCATACCAAACGGATGGATAAAGAAAATAGAATACTTAAAGGTAGATTATGTTCAAACCTAATATGCACCACGTTGAAGGAGGTGCGGGTAAACATATTCAATTTACTTCCTTATTTAAAAATATAAGAGAAAAATATAATCAAAAAATTGTAATTAGTTCTGGTTTTCCCGAAATATTTGAATTTTCTTCACATGTTGCTTATTCTAGTATTTGGAATACCAATGTTTTTTCCGATGAAACTACAGGTCGTTTTAATAAATATGATAATATTTTTTTTAAGGATCCTTACAGAAGTGATTGGTTAAAAGGAAATACTCATATTATAAAAAAATGGGCGGAATTATATGAAGTTGAAATTGATGATATGAGACCAGACTTCAATATAAATATAGAACTTGAAAAACAGCTTATGCCTCACATTCAAGCAATGGGTAAATTTATTCTTTTACAATTTACAGGAGGTCAAGCTATTCAAGGAAATTCATACAATAGACATAATTGGGGTCGTAATTATCTTTACGGCCAAGAATTAATAAAACTATTAAATGAATCTTTTCCTAATCACATTATTATAACATTTGGTCATTCAAATGAACAAGCTGAATATCAAGGAGAAACAAAGTTTAATAGTCAAACAGGAGAACTTTTGTTTAAAACAAGAGAAGATTTTATGGTGCTTTCTAAATATTGTGATTTTTTTATATCTATTGATAGTGTTTTACAGCATATGTGTTCCAACAAAAGTTTTAATAAAAAAGGTATAGTTTTGTGGGGTGGAACTGATCCTAATAGATTTGGATATGAATCAAATATCAATCTAATTTCTTCCTACCCCAATTGTGTAGAAATAGAACCTAAAAAAATAATCGATGAGGCATTAAAACTATGACTAAAATATTTATTGGCACACCTTGTTATGGCAACATGCTTACGGCAGATTATTTTAAAAGTTGTTTGCAACTTACAGCTTTGGCAGCTAGTAAAAAAGTAGAATTACAATTTGGAACTATTGGTAATGAGTCTTTGGTAACAAGAGCTCGTAATACCTTAGTGCAATTATTTATGGATGACGAACAATATACTCATCTTTTGTTTATTGATGCTGATTTAGCTTTTAATCCTGAGTCTGTCTTTCGTATGCTGGACTTAGATGAAGATGTGGTAACGGGAGTGTATCCACGAAAGGTAATTGATTGGACAAAAGCAATTAGAAGAGTGAAGGAAAATCCAAACATTAAAGAAGATGAGTTACATGCAGCATCTTTGCAATATAATTTAAATGTTAAAAATCCAAAGAAAGTAATGGTAAAAAAAGGATTTATAGAAGTATTAGATGGAGCCACAGGATTTATGTTAATTAAAAGAAATGTATTTAAAAAAATGGCATTAGCATATCCTCATCTTAGATTTAAATCTGATCAACATTTAGGAGATCCTCACGACAAAACCTTTGGATATCACGACACATCTGATTGGAACTATGCTTTTTTTGACACAATGATAGAGCCTGATACCAAAAGATATTTGTCAGAAGACTACGCTTTTTGTCGTTTATGGCAAAAAATAGGTGGTAAAATATACGCTGATATTGTTAGCGGTATGACACACATGGGTAATTACTCATTCAAAGGCAACGTGGCCACTCAATTCTTGCCACAAAACAATAAATAATTTAGTATACTCCGACATGAAATTAGTTGACTTAAAGTTTCAACCAGGCATTGACAAACAAGATACCGCTTATTCAGCAGGAGATCAACGTAAATATGTTGACTCAAATCTTGTGCGTTTTCACTACGGAAAGCCTGAAAGATGGAATGGTTGGTCTTACTTACCAGATCCAAATAAAACTATCGTGGGCGTGGTCCGTGATACGCATAGCTGGATTGGTTTAGATGGAACCAGATACCTTGCTTTAGGTACAGACAGAAAACTATATTTATATTCAGGTAGTGCTTTGTATGACATTACACCAATCAGAGAAACAGCAGCTTTAACAAATCCTTTTACAACAAATGGCACAACAACAGTCACCGTCACAGACGCAGACCACGGCGCTATTGAAGGAGACTTTGTTACATTTGATTCATTTTCTGCAATAGACGGTTTAGACATGAACAACGAGTTTGAAGTTACAACTTATGTTGACGCTAACACATACAAAGTAACACACACTGACACAGCCTCTGGTTCTACTTCTGGTGGAGGCGGATCAGGTAATGCTAATTATCAAATTAATATTGGGGAGACTGCATCAACTTATGGTTATGGATGGGGCACTGATACTTGGAGTGCTGGCAAATGGAATGAACCAAGTACATCTTCAGATGTTACTGTTGCAGCAAGAAGTTGGTCTTTAGATAATTTTGGTGAAGATTTAATAGCCACTGTATTAAACGGTAAAACTTTTATAAAAGATATTTCAGGTGCTATAGATGCAAGAGCAACTGCTTTATCTAATGCTCCTACTGCATCTAGATTTAGTTTGGTATCAACGGATACAAGACACTTAATGATTTTTGGTACAGAAACGACTATTGGCACACCTGCTTCTCAAGATGATTTATTATTTCGTTTTTCTGATAGAGAAGACGCAACTGATTACACACCAGTAGCAACAAACGAAGCTGGTTCACTGCGTATATCAGATGGTTCTAGAATAGTAGGCGCTGTAAAATCATCAGGTCAAATACTTGTTTGGACAGATACCTCACTTCACGGTATTCAATTTGTAGGCACACCTTTTACTTTTGGTTTGAGACAACTTGGCGCTAACTGTGGATTGATTGCACAGCACGCTGCTGTTGAAGTTAATGGCAGAGCATATTGGATGTCTGATAATTCTTTTTACATGTATGATGGTGTTGTCAAAAAAATGCCATGCTCTGTACAGGATTATGTATTTGATGATCTTAGTTACACAAACAGAAATGATATTGCTTGTGGTATTAACACAGCTTTTAATGAAATAATTTGGTACTATCCTTCAGCAAATGCTACGGCAATAGATAGAGGAGTTGCTTATAATTATTTAGAAGGAACTTGGTATACTGTTAATATTGGAAGAACAACATGGCTTGGTGCTTATGTATTTGAAAACCCTATAGCAACAGAATATGATGCTTCTGTAACAGCAAACGTATCAACTATATTAGGTTTAACGGCAGGAGCTTCTTACATTTATGAACATGAATCTGGTAATAATCAAGCAGACGGCACAGCTATTTCTGCCTTTTTAACAACTGGATCTGTTGAGATTGCTGATGGTGATGAGCTTATGTCAGTTAGTAGATTAGTTCCAGACTTTGACAACCTTACTAATAATATGACAGCAACATTAACCTTAGAACAGTATCCACAATCCGCAGCTAATGTAACGACAACAGGCACTATTACTAGCACTACAGAGAAGATTGATGTAAGAGGAAGAGGCAGAGCGGTTAAAATTAAATATGAAACTAACACAGTTGGTGATACAGCTTGGAGACTTGGATCTACTAAGTTACAACTTAGACCAGACGGAAGAAGATAATGGCTAAAATAACAATTACACGATTACCTAATGCTACACCAGAATATGACGCTAATCAGTTTGATCAAATGGTGCAGTTATTAGATCAAATTATTCTTTTACTTAACACTAACTACCAACAAGATTTAAAAGAACAATCACAGTCGGAGGCTTTTTTCCTTGGCTAATACTTTTAAAAGCGCAATGGTAGATGTTACCTCAACAGATCTAACAACCGTTATAACAGTTCCTACGGCTGATGCTGGTGCAACACCACCTGTTCCGCCTACTACGGATGTAGTAAAATCTCTTTTAATTTGCAATGACTCTGGTAACACAACTTTAGTTGATGTTGAAGTTGTCCGAGGTGCTGCAACCTTTGAAGTATTCAAAGCAAAGAGTGTTGCTACAAACACAACAACAGAATTATTGACTCAACCTTTAGTTCTGCAAGAAAGTGATGTTCTTAAAGTTCAAGCCAATGCTGCCAATCAGGTGCACATTATAGCAAGTTTTATGGAGGTCACGAAAGGACAACTCTGATTAACTTACATTCTCTATTTATTACCCCCGTATTTTCACTACAACTTAAAGGCCACGAACATCTTATTGATAGCATCTATCAACTACGAGAAAAAGATGAGATGGGTATGCC